GGACGATACAGTACCTTATGGTACTTTTTATCTTCATCATAATCGTCATGATACGGCGATACGTTTAAGTCTACTTTTTCAGGCATATTATTATCTCTTTAAAATTTTATAAATCAATTACATTTGAACAATAAGTTTGATATCTTCAATTTGGTCTGAAGCTCTAGATACCGCACCTCTGTTCTCAATGTAAATGATTTGACCCGAATGTGGTTGCACTTCGGGGTAATTACCGTCAACTGCACTTACCGTTCCTATGTTTGTTGAACCTAAGAATACGGTGTTTGTTCCACTCGTTGCAAAGTCTACATACTCACCCTTTGAATTTTCTTGTGGGAGATGATAGATAAATTTGTTAGTGGTATCGATTGATACAATCTGACTTTTCGCTACACCAGTACCATCAGCGTTTGCACTCATAATACTATCGTCTTTTGCAAGACCTGATACTGAAGATAGTGTCATTTTATGAAGAGCACTTAAAGTAGTATCTGTAGAAACTGTCGTTGTATCATCTTGGAATGGGTCTTGTATCAGACCAATTCTTCTAAAATCATTGTCCACTGGGAAGTCACCACTTCCTTCTGCGAACTCAAGTCTTGAGTTTACGATAACATAGATACCACCTAGTTCTTCAACTGGGTTAGCACCGTGTCCGTATATTGGTGAAATGATTGGTTTTACAACTGCGTTAGTTGAAGGTGTTCCAATACCTGAAATATCATTGATATTTATTGTAGCTTTTCTGTATCCAGTTCCTTCATCCGAACCAATGTTATTGATGTAACAGTGTGTTACTGCACCACCAGCTACTATAACTGATACTACTGCACCACTTCCGTCACCTTTTACTGCAACGTTATTGTAAGTGCCGTTTGTATATCCAGCACCACCATTACTAACGTGTACATGGTGAATACCACCGTCAATTGCACCAACTTCTACGTCATACTGTACAGAACCATCATCTGTTCCAGCAGAACCGAATCCACCTAGGTCACCGTCAACTTCAGTTTGTGCACCTAGTGTCTTTACAGGGATAAAATCGTTTGTTACAAACTTAATAGTTTCTGAAGCAGAAACTGAGTACATGTATTTCCAAATGTAACCTCGTCCTGAAGCGGCAGCTGCATCGGCGGTTACGAATGGATTTGTACTTGTTCCAGCAGGTTTAACTGTAGAAGCAACGGCATCACCATTACTTGCTCTACCAGTTCTCAAACACTTATATACGTGATACTCATCCGTGATAACAAAGTATCTTGCATCGTACAAGTTGTTTGCACTTGAAGCGGGAGCAGTATTTGTTGCACTATAATCATGTGCATATTCGTCATACGTTGTTCCTGTTGCCCAATCTCGTCTTACTAAACAGTGAGAAACATCAGCAGAACCGATTTTCTTCATAGCAATCATATCTTTGTATGCGTCTATTGTTTCACCGACTGAGTTTGCGGGGGTTGGGGTTGTATCGGAAGCGTCCCATGCTTGAGGTCTTCCTATGAAAAGGAAAGTAGATGATGCTGATTCACCAAAATCTTCCTTAAACTGTCTCGCATTGTGGATGCGAAACTTTTCTGTAATAATTGCTGCCATTTGATTTTATCTCCTAAGATATAATATATTTATACTTCTATTTATAACAACTTAGTGTTATAATTATTTAATTTGTGCCTGATTTGACGTATGCGGAGTAAGTTATGTTTGTTCTATGTCTCGCATGGTCACTGAATTTAGGAATGAAAGTATTTGGGAACATATTTTCCATGTCCTGTACTCTCAGTCCTTCGGGTTTTGATACCTCACTCATCACAGCACCTGTACCATCTTCTAAAATGATGTCATCATTAATATCAGCTGCAGTATCAAGTTTTAAGTAGTATGCAATGTCATACACTTGTTGACCACTGATTATATTTAGGTCATTAAATGTACTTCCAAAAGAAATGAATGATGCTACGTCAGCATTCTCACTGACACCTTCAACAACTAGTCTATCATTGTTTTCAAAAACAATAGAACATCCATCTTCTGTTTGCATGTATCGTTCTAATAAATCCTCACGTGTTCTTTCTGTTACAAAGTGGTCTACCTCTTCAATGGTTGTTGCACTTTCTAGACGCAACTGAGTTCCATCTTCCATAACTAGATTCGGCCCAAACACACCTTTTACGTTAGCATCTTTATCGGGTTCTGCTCGTAGTTTACAAACTACTTCTTCTAATATTATTGTTGTATTATCTTCTAGAACAAGAGTTTCTTCATGATGTGGGTCGATTGGAAGTGGTTTACCGAATCGTGCGGGTCTTCTTTCTGGCCCACCGTTCACGTTTGTTTCTAAAACAAAGTAAGGATTAAAGGTTCCATCTCTACTTTCTAGAGATACAGTTGTTGGAATACCACCAGCTGCCCACATACCAACTTGACTAAATGCCATGTTCTTAGATACAATCTTAAGAATGTTGACATGTCTACTTCTCATTTCCGAGTCGTTGACTTCTGTTCCCTTACCAGTTTCCACTCCATTAACTTTTGCGTATGCTGGAATTGCACCACCCGTTACAGGATTGGTGTTTACGCCTGGGATAGACTCATTCACCAATGCAATCATTGGTGCATATGCTAGGTCATCCTGTTCATTAGCAAGAGTGTAAATTTCAACTTCAAGTCTTTGTGCTGTTCTTGTAGCTAATCCAACACTTGCGTCTGCAGTATCATCCCCACCCGCATTAATTACAATAGTAGGTCTAAACCTTACATGGTCTGCATCGGCTACGCCCATAGCAACATTATTTGTTACCGCAACTTCACCAAAGAAGATATGTCCCGCTGGGTGGACTAAGTCCTTGACAATTGAACGAAACTTGTTTATACTTTCACCAATTCTAACCACATAGGAATGTGACTGATAGAACTTCGAGTCTGTAATTGCCATACCTGAAGCACTTATAGCACCGATATCGCTTGTTGTTCCTTTATCAATAAATCCTTCACCTGCTAATGTTCCTCTACCTGTGAAAGGATTGAATGCATGAATTTTAAATGTACCGCCATTTGGATAAGTCACATTCTCATTTTCTAAGAATAACGAATCCATGTCACGCACTTTCAATAACTGGGTGTTGGTGTTAAAGTCATCTACTCGAGCAGTTGTACCCGAAACCGAACCTGTTAACAATGTATCCTTAGATAGAGTTACGTTTGGTGATGATATCAACATAGGGAATGTTGAAGAATCTGATATAGCAGCATCACTTGTAAGTGAATGTCCCTGTGCCTTCAGATTAATTGTCCCAACTCTACCGATAGATGTTGAGAATGCAAATATTTTAGCACCTGTTCCTGAAGAAACATTTTGCTGAACGATGGAAGATACAGTTCCTGAACCCCCACCTGTTATTGTATTACCTACTACAAAAGACCCCGTATCTGTAGGTCTCTTGTATACTTCTAGTCTACCCTTTTCCTTATTAACTAAGGCGATTACAGCTGTTGAACCGTTCTGAGCTGTAATAGATTCCCCTGCTGAAAATCCATCTAAAGATGCTGGGTAGATATATCCGCCTGGCCCACACAATGGTAGACTTGCATATCCCGTCCCTTTGTTAACAAGATTAACTCTTCTGATATTTGAATTAGTAGTCTCTAAGTTCATAACGTCACCATTCTCTTGTAGAATTCTCATATACTCAGTATAGATTTCTACTTGGTCGTTTGCACTTAGTCCTGAATCAAAAGTTAACACACTTCCTTGTGTGCTAAATCCTGTTGTTTGTTCTACGTCATTGACAAATACATGTCTGTTGTGGTCTTCATAAATTACTTGTTCACTGTAATTATCGTAACCACTAAAAATTGTTTGTCCTGCTGTTGCAGTAAATTGATAGTATCCGTGTCTTGTTCCTGCCTCTTGGAAGAGTTCATCACCAGCAGAACCGATTTCACCAAATGCGCCATCGCCAGCTGTTCCACGATTATCAAAGATGACTAAATCACCACCTTCATATCCTGAACCACCAACTTCGATATAGACAGCATCTACTGAACCCGTTTCAATTCCTTCTACTACTGAGGTAGCAAGTCCTACGTTGGCATCATCCTTTGCACCAACAAAATGAATCTTATCATTAACTGAGTACAAGGAACCACTTGAAGCAGTTGAATCTTCAAGAAGTACGCCACCACCATCCTCTAATAGGGTATCGCCATCTTCGTGACTTAAGTATATTGAAGAACCGTTTGTATTGAATCCTTGAATAATACCCGATACTGTTCCCGATTTCTTTTCTTTAGTATCTCTATCCATCAGTTCAATCAGAGAACCGTTTTGGAATTCTTTACTTGCAACATTTGTTATGTCGAGAGAATAGAGTGTATCTGAGCCAGGTTCGGGATAAACTAAATTTACAATACCCTGAGCATATATAACACCCCCCGAAGCATATTCGGTAATTGTGTCTGTTGGTTGGGGAGCGTCTCTTTCAAGAGGAACATTAACCACCATTCTTCTTGATGAACCATAAGAAGATTCACTAGACTTAATGGTGTTATCGTATGGGTACTTAACCTCTGCTTCCTGCCCGTATAGAAGTCTTAAAAGGAATTTTAATGATTCAGGCGAACCTTTCTTTTGGTAAAGGTCTCTGATATGTTTTATTGTACTTCTCTTGTTAGAGTTTAAACTACTATCAAGAGAGGGCATGAAATCTTTTTGGAAGTATGTTAAAAACTCTTCCGTTGTTGTATCGACATCGGAGTATTCTAAAAGTTTGTTGTTAGCACGAATTGAAGACTCTTTGTAAGTAGAAACGATACCTTTCTGTTTACTTGTTCTCCCTTCTACAACTTCATTCGGTTTAAAACCGTATCCTGAAATAGTCTTAATAAACAATGTGTTTGCATTAACGACTTTAATTTCTGCAACAGTTTTTGAATCCAAACCAACGATATACTCACCCGCTCCGAATGGGTCAGAATCAATGTTAGGATTATCTGCTGTTCGTTCCAGTAATATTTTATTAGCATCTTGAGATGATGGGAAAACGGTAGCAGTTTCATATATAAATCCACCACTACCATCTTCTGCACCAAGGCAATCATGTGTCTCTTGAGATTTTAGAACTATTGTTTCATGTTCTAGAAACTCAAAATAAGCTTTTAGGAAAGCGACAAACTCTGGCGACTCTGCCGTAACAAAGTCGGGAATTAGACTATTAAGTCTAGGTATTAGTTTGTCAACATTCCCAATACTCATATTAAGACAATGTTACCGTACTTTCAAAGTTCGCTAAAACATACCACTTAGAACCATCCCAAATACAAATAACCGCATCACCCTGTGTTGATTGGGAAATTTGATTAGATGAAGATGTACCACTACCGAAATTTGTTACAGTAATGTTGGCTACATGTGAGCCAGCTGGTTCAGTCTTTTGATAAATCAATTTTAACTGACCAACGTCAACACCGTTGTCCAACGTAAATGCAACGTTACCTGAAGCACCTGATAGGTCGATTGCAGTTGCAAAAGAACTAGCAAGGTTACTTGCAGTTGCCGTTAAGGTTGTGATATCGTCTACTGCTAAATGCGTAGGGATATTTTCAAAAAGTTGAGCAATTGTCATCTTTTTGTTGACGGGTGTTCCGCCTGGGTTATCAACGATGTGAAGTAAATCATCACCCCCGATGTCTGCGTCTGCTACTGCAGTTAACGCTGATATTTTCTTATCTGCCATTTGAATTTTCTCCTATTATTATCCAATTGAATGGTAAACTACTCATGGGATTCATGACCGCTTTATCCATAGTTAGTAAGATGAGGTTGATGTTGGAATATATCCTACACCAGCACTCGATTCACCGCTTGCAACGGTGTCCAATTCACTTGTGACCTTGATATCAGCAGAAGAAATATCGATTAACGAACCTCGTTTAGCAATAACATCATTTGAATTAGGTATTAAAGTGAAATCAATCGTATTATCTGAATTAACCGTTGTGGTTATAATCAGAGAATTGACTGATATTTTACCAGTGCCATAATCGACAGTCCCCGCTTCATTATCTTGATAGATTCTTGTAGAACCTGATAAGAAAAATCTTCGGAGTTTGCCAGTCCCATCATCATCAAAATACATGATGTTGGAATTGCCACTAATGTAAAATCCTGTTGTGTTTGTAACACCACCAGCAGATGCGTTGTATCCGCTTGATGGATTATACAAAGGGTTACCAAAGTCTACTGTTAGTCCAGCATTTTGACCTAGTAACAAAACTTTCTTTTTAAGTTTTAAACGTATGTTAGAGATATTAGATAAAATCGCACTATCAGTCGTATCAATCTGATTCAGTAGATTTGAGTGTCTAAAAATACTATCAAAGTTGTTTAGATTATCTCTATCGTATGTTACGATTGTGTCCTTAACCATGGTCTCTAACTCGCCACTTGTTAAATCTGTTGATTTTTCGTTGTACTTAAATATAGTAGTGACCATAATCTTGATGATTTCGGGGTCTACTATTTCGGGTCTAACTGTAATAACGTTAAGTCTATTTAGGTTGTTTTTAACCAATTCTTTTTCTACGTCAGACAGATAGTCACTGTTTAAAGGTTTGATAGCAACAAATACTTTACCGTATACAGGCGGGTCATTATCTTCACCACCCCATACTGCAACTGCATCTGCATTCGGGTAATACTCACTGACCTTTGCTTTATAGTCATTCAATGTTACCAGTCTGTTTTGTGAAGAGTAGAACTTTGTTGCTTTAAATTTAATTGATTCTACAGACTCTTTTTCTGCACCACCAGCTGCGGGTGAAGTAGTTGTAATTACTGAATCTGAAAACCCATTGATTGTATCTAAGAGTGAAAACTTGGTTGCACCGTTAGCATGTATTGTGTTTACAATAGTATATCTAACAGTTATAATATCACCGTCTTTGAGTTCCTCACCAATACTTCCATCACCAAAATAGAGTTCAGTAAATCCGTCTTCGTTTTCTTGAGTGAAGTATACCTTACTGGTGGATAGAACATTTGAAATATCACTTGCAAGTGCGTATGCAGTTGATACCCCGCCAGAGTTAACTGAAACGGTCATTGCTTGTCTATCAACTCTTGCTTGACTTAATACAAACTTAGGATTGGGTTCCTGTCTATCGTAAACAAATACGTCACTTGCATTTAGTCCCTGTTTCAATTGCACATTCGTATACGAAAAACTCTTACCATTTGCTTGGGGTGTTACACCCGCATAACATACAAAGGTATAACTTTTACCATCATATACTGTGTTGAATCTTGCCCCTGCTGGGATTGTCATTTCGTTTGCACTTGGATATGTGCCATCGGGGTTTCTTACATTGTTTACTGTAATATCACAAATTGCTGTAGCAGCTGATTCTGAAGCAGGGATAAAACCTAAATCTTTTGCACGTGATACCACGTTCTTTCTAATTTGTGCAGAATCCAAAAACAATTCTGAAGCTGCAATGTTTGTATTTACTGCACCAATGTGCGATGAATATGCGAGTAAATCTACCAACATCGAAAGTGTCGAACCCTCAAAGTTATAATCTTTTAGACTATCCTGCCCTTTTAAGTAACTTTTTAAATTTTGGCTTATGTCCTCAAAATCTAAATCAGTTACGTTTAGGGATGAACTTTTTACTGTTGACATTTGGTTTCCTCTATCTCGCTCTCGTTATGGTGAAATCCATCTCTTGGGATTGAGCATTATTTTTTATGTTATAAAATACTGTTATATTCAGTTCGTTTCTATCGGACACCTCACCAAATGCTATCTTAACATTCTGTACCCTAGGTTCAAAATCTTCAATTATCTTTTTTATTTTAGATGCCGAGCGGTTTTGAGCTCTAGGACTACTATTTTCAAATAACTGATTTCTGATATTAGAACCTAAACTTGGTTTGAAGGGTCTCTCATAAAAGTTGGTCAGAACTATATTTCTTACTGAACGTCTTATTGCGTCACTATCATACTTAATAGTAACGTCTCCAGTAATTGGATGTGGTTTAAATCTAAAATCTATATCTGAATAAATTCTAGAATTTGCAACGTTCTTTGCTTCTGATTTTAAGTCTGCCATACTTCTATTTATACATCAACAGCATATGTCTATGAAGGTTTCTTCGTTTCAGCTGGAGCGCCCGAACCTGCTCCACCAGCACCACTGAAGTAGTTGTGCGTATGAGTTGCAAGTGTTGGCGAGTTTCCTGCCTTAGTATCAATATCACCATCGGCACTAATTGTTGATTCGTTTGTTTGTTTACCTGTAATATGAACTGTACCGTCCACTGTTAAATCCGTAGTCATCAAAGTCGTGGGTGAAGTAAATGTGGTGTCACCTACTACATTAGCATTAAGTGTTCCACCTATTTGTGCGTCAACTAGACCTGTTATATTTGCAGTTACATCTCCACCTACGGTTGCATTTACATTTCCGTCTACCATTAGGTCTGTATGACCTGCTACATAGATATCTGCATTACCTGTTGCTACTGCAATTCTGACATTACCCTTTTCGATAGATACGTCTACGTCACCACCGACAATTAGTTTGTTATCTTTTGCAACAACGGTATAGTTGTCATTAACAATTCTAGTTACCTGAGACCCATCAGGATGTATTTCATAGAACGTTCCACTTCTATGTTCAAGTGCTATACGTTCTGCACCAAGGGTGTCATCAAGTTCAATGATATGACCCGACTCAGTAGTCATTGATTTGTTATAGGGGTAAACAGGTTTAGCGGGTGATACTGGGAATGCCCATTCCTCATCGACTATTCTTTTCTTTGTATTGTCTGTAAAGATTTCTTTTGTGTTTACGTGTTTAACATTCTCAACTTTATCGTCTACAACTTTCGTGAAACTTCTATGGGTGTATGTTGCGATGCCTGTTGTGTTATCATTTAAATCTGAAGCATCATAATACTTGGGGTAGTATGGTAAGTCCTCTTCGGTAAGTTCAACTTCTTCTATTGTAGAACCTGTCCCATCATAGTTTAGTGTAAGAGACTTTGCATGTTTAGGTGCTGTGTCTAAAGCAGTTGTAAGACCAAACGTTCTTGTTGTGTCATGAACAGGCGTTTCCCCATCGGGGGTGTCGGCATAATCTTCAACTGTCAATCGTCTTGGGTCATTGAAACCATCTTCTACAGTTCTCTGTATCAATTCATCCTTTAAAGTAATACGAGAACCTTGTGCGGGCATACCTGCTGAAACACCTAGTACCACAGGGTCTTGCATGTAATTCTCGTCTCTCCAAAATCCAAATACCGTAGACCCCTCTACGAGACCGTTACCTCTACCGAATCCTGAAAGACCTGCTTCGGTGGTTGGAAGTATAACTTGAGCCCATGGTAAATCGGGGGTTGCGATTGCATCTTTTTGATGCGTATGTGAACCATGTACACGAACACGAACCCTACCAATCATCAACGGGTCTTGTCTATCTTCTACTATACCATACCAAAATTTCATTATACTTTCCTCGGAGCAGCTGCATTATCTAATGGTGTGTAATCTGCAATTTTTCTTGCGTAACTTTCTTTTACACATTCAACGTACAATTTACCCACCTTGTCAGCAGGTACACCATTCACACATATGTCTGTAATCAAATATCTGTTATCATTCATTTTATCTGCAATGTCCACACCACCTGTTGAAGATTGTGGTGGGGGGATATCTAACTTAATAACTGTGCCAACACTCAAGTCTGTTCTTAGAGGTATTGTAATTACGATTCTATTTTGTTGTAGAATCTCTAACATTGCTCTACGTTCTAGTTTAGCTGAATCTACTTTGGCAGACCATCCTTTAAATGTTTCTTCTTCGTCTAGAGTAGTTGCGTTATCGTATGCATGAATCATTCTAGTATCTGTAATTCTAACCGCATCGTACTTATATCCTAGATTAGTATCTACATCTTTGTCAGTAACTGCTGGAGATACTTTTGCATCGATTACATTCTCTGTTGTAAGGACTTTTTCAAAGACCTCGTTTTGTCCACCCGTTCTAATCATTGGATGACCCGAAAGATGTCCTTCTGCATTTCTTGAAAAAACTTCATCAATAGAGTAAAGGTCAATTTCTTCTACTTTTCTTATAGGGTCATATGTTAATTGAGTTGATGCATAAGCACCCCCAATCATTCCCCTTAAAGTGTCTGCTCGTTGCGGGTGTTCAATCGATTCAATAACGGTATTAACCCCACCATCAGCATTTGCATCGATATCTGCAGTTGTGGTATCTCCCTGTCTAGACCCATATGAGAATGTAAGAGGAAATTCTTGTTGGAACATTTCATCAATACTTTTAAAACAGAAACCACCATTTAAGGTTTCGTAAAAGAACATACCATTTTGATATGTTGCGCTATCAGCCATACCTTTGTCGCTGTTGTTAACACAAAAATCTATGAACTTATCAATCGTCCAGTTAGGTAAAACCATTTGTTGGTTTTCGGGTTTAGTGTCTTCCCAATGAACGAATTCCTCTGTAGGTATGTGTCCGTCTTCGATAAGAACGTTTTGCAACATCTTATCATATGAACCACGCATGACTCTAGATACTCTAGTATTTCTAACAGTAAACATCCGTGGGTCACACACTTTAAGAACATAGGATTGAGTTGATTGGTCAACTCTATTAATTGCAGTAATCTTGTAAACTTTTAAATCTCTGTCAATACTGAATTCTTCAGAAGCTTCTTCACCCATGCCTTCAATCTGTTTGATTGAAATACGAATGTACTCATCACCAACAATCTTAAAATTTTTCAATAAATCAAGACCATCGATAATATGGATATCACCTGTAACGAACTTATTGTAGATACTTTCATACAGACGAAACATTAGAACTGAATTCTGTATGTCTACGGATTCGCCTTCTTGGTTCACTAAATTAATGGCATCGATGGTAAATACACCACCTTGCATATTTTTCTTTTCGCTCATAATTACGCCATTATGCGTTCAAACTCAGATACAACTCTTCGTATGAATTCGGGTCTAATAATTTTGATAGTTCTTTTCTTTTCGTTTTCTTCTAGTTCTTGGTGTTGGAAAGTTTGCGGAACCCAAGTACCTGTTTCAGATAAATCATTATTTAAACGTATCCCTGCTGAAAAGGCATCAGAATCATAATAGTATGCAGTCGCATCTCTACTTTCTTTTACTGAGTTTGGTGTAAATGATTTGGTACTGTTTAATCCTGTAACTTCTTGGTTTGCTTTAAACTTTTGACCATTGACCGTCTCTACCCATATGCGTTTAAATGTTGGGTCTACTTTTAACACCTTACCTTTAGCACTTCCCTGTGATACATCTTCTCCTACTAAAAACTTACTGGATGATGATACTATGTCTGTGCTGTTTGGTGCAACTAGGACTTGCCCACGATATTTGTTATCCAAGTAGTTTTCAAAGGTTTGATTGTCCATATGCCAATCATAGTAATTAGTTATCTCATTAGCAAGAAACAAAGTCCAATGTAAGTCACCGTCACCGTATAGTTTTGATGCAATAATATCGGGACGTTCTCCGTCTTGAATTTCGTAGACAGTGTAATCAACTATATCACTTAACGTGTTTCCGTTTATTTGTGCTTTACGGAAGAAGTCTTTGATGGTAACAATTCTACCATCAGAAAGTTTATATTGTATTTCGGGAAAGTTTTTATATAATTGGTTAGCCATTACCCATCACCTCTTGTTTGTCTATCACGAATACTGTAGTCAGCACCAGTAATAGGTTGACCCCCATCTCCTTTATCCTTCCCAATTGGAGAAATCTTTTGGAAGTTCTCTTGAGTAACAATTTTGATTTCTGTAAAGTCTAACTTCATAGCAGACTTGGTTGGTTGACCATTCTCAAAAAAACCTAATTCTGTGTCACCGTGTTGGATGTCGCAACCTGTACAAACCATTGGCATAAAACCGTCTAGTCTTTCTGCAATAGGGCCTTCCCATTCTACATCAAATACATTTGGGTAGTTAAAGAAGTTTTCGTTTTCTGTTGTTTCAGACGTACCAAAAGTATCGGGTAACATTGCAGTTCTAAAGTAGAACATGATTTGTTGAACCATGTCTGCTTCTTCCTTAGAACGTGGATAGAATTCATACTGAAATGAGAAAGAACGAAATCCAATACCTTCTAACAACTGTTCTTCCATCGGGTTAACTGCTCGTCCAGCATTCATGTTCATGAAATCACCTGTAGCAGCGTTCATCAATTTGTTTATAGCAGCTCCTGCCATGTTTTTAACTTCACCCGCAAATTGTTCTAGGTCACCACCTTCACCTAAGAAGTTGCCAGATTCACCCCCATCAAACATATCTGCAAGTCCACGGATACCTGAACCAAAACCTTGAGTCTTATAGTTAACGGTGAAGTTACTTGCTAAATGTTCGGGTTTAACGTACATTGCTATTTCTATATCTTCTTTAGATAATAGGTTAGCTGCATTTGCACCTTCTCTTGCCTCACGAGCACGTGTTCTGAAAATAATGTAGTTATCTAGTTGGTCATATAGTGGATACTGTAAGTCTCTTGACCCGCTTGAAGGAGTTTTTTTAGCAAGACCCTTTGCTTGGTTTCTTGCATCTAAGTTTTTTTCTAAAGAAGACCGTCTTTTTTCCAAAGTTCTTTTTGCTTCTTCTGCCTGTTCCCCTAATTGGTCAAGGATAGATGTCTTATTAATATTCTTTAGTTTACTTTGAATACCCTTGGCAGAGGAGACAGCGGACTTTGCTTGATTGACCTTGTCTAGTAATTTGCTTAAACCCATAAATACCTTCGTTATTAATTATATTGGTGTTATATCTATTTATGTCTTACAGTGGCAAGTTTAAACCTAAAAACTATAAAAAATACAAAGGTGACCCTACTAAAATTTATTATCGTTCTCTTTGGGAACGTAGATTCATGGTTTACGCTGACTCAAACCCAAATATCATTGAATGGGGGTCTGAAGAAATCGTTATACCTTACATTTCCCCCCTTGATAAAAGAAGACACAGATACTTTCCTGACTTTTACATTAAGTATGTAAATACTTCGGGACAGACTGTACGGGAAATCATAGAGGTCAAACCTAAGAAACAACTCAAACCGCCTGCTAAACCGCAGAATAGAGTTTCCAAGAGATATTTAATGGAAGCACAGACTTATGCGGTCAATCAGGCAAAATTCAAAGCAGCAGAATCCTACTGCAAAGACAGACGCTATAAATTTCGCATATTAACTGAAGACCATTTGACCTAAATGCATAAATAGATGTATGGGACAATTACTGGATGACTTAAATAACGAAAAACCAAATGAACTTCGTCAACGTAGTCAAGACAGTTTGAATTGGTTCCGTAATAATTTAAGACAGATACGAGTGCGTTCACAATCTTTGCTAGATGAAGTCGGCCCAACCACAACAAGAATTGAAATGGGTAAACTTTACATGTTTTTTTATGATGCAAAGACTAAGGCAAAGTTACCTTACTGGGATTACTTTCCTCTCTGCATTCCTATCAAAAGATATGATACTGGGTTCATGGGTTTGAATCTTCATTACCTACCACCAAGATATCGTATTAGATTGTTAGATGCATTGTACACTAATGTAACTGACGGTGGATTTGATATCAACTATAAGATGGTGAAAAGTATAGGTGCATATCGCTGGGCAAAACCTTGCGTAAAACAATACCTAAACGGTCACTTCGATAGTTACATAAAAGAAGTTGAACCCAAGTATTGGGATATGGTGTCCATGTTACCAACAACAAAGTTTAATATAAATGCGAACACAGTATACGCTGAAAGCATGAGGAAGATTTAATGGCAATAAAAAACCTAATTAGTAAAGGTATCTCCACGTTTCTAGGTGGGGATGATAAGGGAACTGGTATCGATAGGTTTGTATCAAACTTTGATACGGGTGCAAGAGCAAATAGATTCCAAGCAGACTTCTTTGGCCCAATGGGGTTATCGTTAGAGGGATTACGTTGTGATACTGCTTCATTGCCAGGAAGAACAATCGAATCAACTCCATGGTCTGAATACGGACAAAAAAGACAGATGCCAAA